GGTGGTACAGGTGCTCAGACAATTAACATCGCCAACTCTACTGGCGGTAAAACGGTTACTTTGGCAACTGGCGCTGGAGCCAATACTGTAACAATCGGCTCAACAAATACCACTTCTGCTACTACGATAAACTCTGGTACCGGCAATTTAACCTTAGTAGGAAATGTTCTTAAAACAACTTCTCCAGCATTCTTAGGTTATTTAGCAGCTACTGCGGTTAATAAAACCGGTGACGGCACATCTTACACACTCGGTACGGATGCTCTTACAGAAGTTTATGATAGAGATGGCGGATTTAATACAAACGGTACTTTCACTGCGGGTGTAACTGGGCTATATAACCTTCATGCCCAAGTAGCAATCACAGGCTGTACAATTGCAACTACATTTGTGATCTCTATTGTAACTACCTTAGCTACATATACTAAAACATTTACAAAAGCTGCGGGTGCACAAGATGAAACAGTAGACATCACAGCATACGCTAATATGACTGCTACCAATACAGCAACAGTTACGATTGTAGTAAGCGGTGAAGCTGCAGCGACGTGCGATATTTTAGGCGGCGCTACAAGAACATCGTATTTCTGTGGACACTTAATCGGCTAAGGAGAAAAATGGCATTTGGAACAAAGGCGCAATTTGATGCAGTTCGAGAACTGGCATTTGGAGGAATTTCTGGAGCTTATGCTCCAGTCGGTGCTCCCCTTACAGATCATGCTCGAATAGTTAGAATATCTAATTCTACTAATGCAGAAATTTATTTTTCTATAGATGGCACAACCAATCATATTAGGATGGCCGTTAATGGATTCGTTTTGTTTGATTTTTCAACTAATAGAATTCAGAATGATGGTCTATTTCTTTCAGTAGGAACACAATTTTACGCAAAGCAGGTATCGGGAGCTCCGACTAGCGGCTCAGTTTGGGTTGAAGTCGTGAGTGCTATCGGAGGCGTCTAATGTCTCAAGGTGGTCCATTAAATTCCAGTGGTGGGGGTGGTGGGACAGGAATGCCCATCCAAACTATTACCGGCAACACTGGTGGACCAGTTGGACCAGACGCATCTAACAATTTCAATCTTCTCGCCAATACGACTATGGGTATCACAACTGTTGGTACCCCAGCTACTAATCAAATCAACATCATTGCATTACAATCTTCTACAACTCAAATAGGAACTATTCAATTAGCTACGAATGCTGAAGCTATTGCGGGAACAGACACAGCTAAAGCTATTACTTCCGACGACTTAAAAGCTAAGTTGGGTACACAAACACAATTTGCTTTACCTATCGGAGCGGGGAATTCTTCTGCAATTTCTTGGACGGCTGCTCCTACAGATGGTCAAGTTTTAATTGGATCAACAGGCCTTACACCCGTATTGAATACTTTGACAGCTGGAGCTGGTATAGGTATCACCAATGGCCCTGGAACTATTACGATCTCAAATACTGGAGGTTCGGGTTTTACTTACACGCTTGTAAATTCGACTCCTTACATTGTCCTCCCGGCCGATCAATATATGGGAGTTGATTCTTCAGGAGGCGCAATTACTATCCAACTTCCCAACGCTCCGACAACAGGAAGAGTTTTTGTAGTTAAAGATCGAGCTGGTACTTCGCTTGCAAATCCGATTACTGTTACGACAGTTGGCGGAGTAGTTACAATCGATGGAGCAACAACATTTGTTATTAATTCGGCTTTCCAGGCTACGAACTTCATTTTTAACGGAACAAGCTACGAGGCCTATTAGGAATAATTTATGGCATATGTAAAACTTAGTTCTCCTCCAACTATAGGAAACGTTGTCCAAAATACAGGGCAGTTTAGCGCTGTAGGGGTGGGTGCAGCTGCCGTTACTTCAGCTCTATATGTTAATGCTACAAATCGTATCGGGACATGGGTAACTGGCTCAAACGTTTCTACTGGCGCTGATGCAGACGGAATATTTGTAGATGCAGATTTTAGACCTTCCGCAAACGTAGTAAATTGCGCATCAATTGGCCTTTATCCTACTTTTACTCCTCCCGTTGGTGTAACAATAACCAATGGTTATGGCTTATACATTGCCTCAGGTACGCAAGCTGGATTAGGAACAGTGACTACTGGCTATGGGTTATATGTAACATCTCCTACTTTCGGCTCAACAAATTACGCTGCCAACATAGGTGGCTTGGTAGTAAATAGCGGTGGTACAGGGACAATTTCAGCCGGTGTTTGGAACGGAACCACAATCGCGGTAGCTAATGGTGGGACGAGCTCTACCTCATTAACTCAACATGCTGTTTTAATAGGTAATGCTACATCTGCAATAAGCACAGTTGGACCAGTCGCCTCTACCGGATGCGTTCTACAATCTAACGGTGTTGGTTCAGATCCTGGATTCAGCACTGCAACTTATCCAATTACCACTACTATCAACAGAATCCTATATTCCTCTGCAAACAACACTATTTCTGAAATTACAACCGCAAACCAGGCCACATTAATCACCAGCACAACTGGTGTACCAAGCTTTGTTTCAATGGCTACAGATGGAAAAGTTTTGATTGGTTCAACTGCTGGAGCTCCGGCAGCAGCAACTTTGACAGCTGGTGCAGGTATATCTATTACCAATGGATCAAACAGTATATCGATTGCTGCTACAGGAGCAGCAGGAGGTGGACTAGTTTGGACAGATGTAACAGGAGCTACACAAACAATTGTTGCTGGTAATGGATATTTAGCTAATAGAGGAGGGGGTGTTGCATTTACCCTTCCTGCTGCTTCTACCGTGGGAGATGTGTTTGTCATCGCCGGTGTACAAGGCTCATGGACTCTTGCACAAAATGCAAACCAACAAATAAAAATAGGATCATCCGCAACTAGTGTTGGAGCAGGAGGAAGTTTAGCTTCGACCAATGCAAATGACTGCATTTATGCTGTGGCATCTAATACTTCTGCAAATTCAGTCTGGATAGTATTTAATTCAATGGGAAATATTACTGTGGCTTAATGAGGAAATATGGTAACAAATAACAGTTCAAATATAGCAACAGCCGCGAGTGGAAAAGTACTTCAAGGTGCTGGAATTGGAACAAATAATGCTTTTTCTACGGCCACCTATCCCTCAACAGCAACAGGGACGGGCACTATTTTGCGAGCAGATGGCACTAATTGGGTTGCAACTACAGCGACTTATCCAACTACTACTACAGTTAGCCAAATTCTATATTCATCCTCAGCTAACGTGGTTGGAGGCATTACAACTGCAAACAATGGAACGCTAGTTACGAGCAATACCGGAGTTCCTTCTATATTAGCTGGGCCTGGAACTACTGGAAATATTCTTCAATCTAACGCTGCTGCGGCTCCAAGCTTTTCTTCTTCAACCTATCCTAGCACAAATGCTCAAGGGGACTTGTTTTATGGTTCAGCTTCAAATGTTATATCGGCTCTTACAAAAAACACTACATCTTCAAGATATTTAGCCAATACGGGTGCTTCGAATAACCCAAACTGGGATCAGGTTAACTTAGCAAACGGTGTAACAGGCAATTTACCAGTAGCAAATCTTAATAGCGGTACATCGGCATCTGCAAGCACATTTTGGAGAGGAGATGCTACCTGGGCTACACCCGCCGGAGCAGGTGATGTTACTGGACCAGGAAGTGCCACAGATAATGCTATTGCTAGATTCGACGGCACAACTGGAAAAATTATTCAAAATAGTACTGTAACGATAGATGATACGGGAAACATTACAGACTCCAATTCGGCTGCTGGCGCAACATTATCGATGACGCTCAGCAATACATCAAACACTGCTTCCTCTAACGCTCTTCATCAAGTTACTGTCGCAGGCACAAGCGCTGGAGATGCTTTTACTACTTATACAGTTAGTGGTACAACTAATTGGTCCATAGGGGTCGATAATTCTGCTTCAGATGCTTTTGTTTTAGCAGCCTCAACAGCCTTAGGTACTACAAATGTAATATCAGCTGCGACTTCAGGGGAAATAAACTATCCCCTACAGCCTGCATTCTTAGCATTCTTAGGCACCGGGGATAATAACGTAACGGGAAACGGAGCTACTTATACTCTTGGATCGGGAAATGCTTTGACAGAAGTCTTTGACCAAAATGGGGATTTTGTTACATCAGGAACATTCACAGCTCCTGTTACTGGAAGATATGTTCTTGGAGGCAACATTATAGTTGCACAATTAACTTCAGCAATGACATTTGCCGATCTTGCAATAGTTACAAGTAATGCAACGTATGATTCGGGATTTATTAGTATTGGTCCCGCTAGAACTGTAGCAGCTGCGTCAGATTTGGGGTACAATATTAACCAAGTTTTAGCAGATATGGATGCTGCCGATACTTATACATTAACGTATGCTGTTCATGGTGGTGCCGGAAATACCGCCGACATTTCAGTTGGAAATAGAAGAGTTAATATGTACGGTTATTTAGCTTGTTAAGGAGATATATGAAAATTCATGTAGATGGTAAAGAAGTTTTAAACTTAAGCGAAATTCGCAAGAAAGTTATACAGAACGATATTCTCTCCGAAATCTTTAAAGAAGATATGGAGAGAAGAGCTGCTTATATTATTCAGCATAAATATGAGAGATGTTTTGATAGATTGAAAAGAGAATGGGAACCAAAATTGCAATCAAGATATACTTCTATTCCCACAGATCCTGATGCATTAGCCGAGCTAATTTTCTCTCAACCAGATTATAAAAATAGATCACAAAGAGACTCGGAAAATAAATAAATGCCTTTTATTGATAGAAGTACCCTAACATACCCCGCTACCAACTCTTTCCCTGTAAGGAAGTGGCTAGATCCTCTTCGAGATCCGGTATCCGGTGCAAATGGTGATTTTCGTCAGTTTCAAATCTTTGATATTTGGATAAATGATTTGGCCGACAGAGCATGGATCATGGTAGATCGCACTGCTACTTCTGGAACTTGGGTTCAAATGGGAGCATCAAGTGTCGGTATTTCTTCGATAAACAGCGTCCCCCCAGATGGAGCAGGTAATATAACAATTGCCGGCACATCTCCTATAACCATTACCAATAGTCCAGGAACAAATACTGTCACTATAGGAGTTACAGGTGCCGTCGCCACTTCATTCCCGACGATGGCAGGTACAGCAATACCAGCCTTAGGAGCATTAACGATTACTGGAGCAGGAGGCATCACAACTTCGGGAGCCGGTTCTACTGTAACAATTACCGCCGGTGCGACTGTACCCACCACATTTACCGAGGATGCAGGGTCAGCGACACCCGCGGCTAATAATTTAAATATTTTAGGTGGCACAGGTATAACCACGTCGGGTGCAGGGTCCACCGTTACTATTACTGCGGCCGCCACTGTGCCTTTGACTTTTACGGCTAACGCAGGATCTGCAACACCAGCAGCAAATAATCTCAATATTTTGGGAGCTGGCTCTACAACAACTTCTGGCGCAGGATCTACGATAACGATTACTTCTACAGGCGGGGGATTAGCTTGGACAGAAGTGACAGTTGTTGGCCCTACCGCATTAGCAGTAAATAACGGTTACGTAACAAATAACGGCGCCCAAGTTCAATTGACACTTCCACTAACAGCGGCCTTTGGAAGCATTATAAGAATTGTCGGTAAAGGTGCAGGAGGTTGGATACTGGGGCAAAATGCTGGTCAGTCTGTATTAGTAGGTCCTACTTCAACTACAGTAGGGGCTGGAGGTACCATGGCCGCATCTGAAGCGACTGCTACTGTAGAGCTTCTGTGTATAACAGCAGATACGACTTTTCGTGTAATTGATGGTGATGGAAATCTAATTTTAACTTGAGGTGAAAAATGGTAGCAGCAAACAACGCAATTTATAATACCGTCGGGGCTTCTATTTCTGGAGTCACAAATACATTAACTATCACTAATCCAAGTAATACGGCCTCTTCGGCTGCACGAGAAACTATAGTGGTCGGTGGAGGAACCGCCGGCGATCCTACAATTAATTGGAACGTCTCTGGCGTAACTAATTGGGAAATGGGAATAGATAATAGTGTCAGCGACAATCTTACTATTTCACAAGGAACAGCTTTAGGCACAAATGACACTTGGCGAATGGATACTTCAGGAAGAAGAACATTACCATTACAACCAGCATTTTTAGGAATTTTGGAGTCTAACGACCTTAATGTTACTGGTGATACATCAGTTTATACCTTAGGAACTGTTACTGCTTTAACGAAAATTTTTGATCGAGGCAACAATTTTACAACTGCTGGTGTTTTCACAGCTCCCGTAACCGGAATCTATCTTCTCCAATGTCAATTTAAAATGGGAAACATTGCAGCGGCACATAACATCGGCACTTGCAATATTTTTACTACAGCCAAAGCCTTTCCCTTCAATACAGTAAATCCTGGAGCAGTACGCACAACCGGAGGTTTTCCTAATCTCTACGTTTTCTCCGGATCTATCATTGCTAATATGAGCGCAGGAGATACTGCCATTTGCAACATCAGGATCGACGGATCTACAAAAACAGTGGCAGCTGATGGCGACGCTAACGGCAATACATTTTTCTGTGGCTTCCTACTTGCCTGATGGCCTCCAGGCTGCTTTAAACGGCCTAAATTTCGCGTCAAAAAGTTTCGGAAGGGAATCATGTTAGTATTCGTCAAAATACATTTTAACGTTCTCAAATCGCGTTCCAGGTATTCCATTTTTATTTGTTAAATCGTGTCTCCATTCTTCAATTTTTCTTTCAAGTTCATTTGGATCTTCAGGTATAGAAAGGCCTACCTGTAATCCATGAGCTACCCCTCTTCTATATGCCAGTTCTTCTATTCTTCTAACTTCATTTTCAATAAGCTTATATGACATTTTTTCTTAAACTCCTCAGTTGACGTTGTGTATTCTATTTCTTCCGAATGATTATTTGGAAATAAAAATAAAACCTTTGATGGTTTAGCCTGTATATCATAATTTTGGATGCGTTTTTTATTATAAATAAGCTCCCATTGTTCAGCTAATTTTTTATTAATCTGAATATCTTCAATTGGAACTTCTTTTGTAGGTTCTGAGGGAGGCTTCCAAGGTGTTGTATGGTTCAGCTCGGTATTTTTCATGAATGTATTGAGAGAGATCCGATAATGTTCCCGAGGATTCGATAATGCCCAAATTGCGCATTCATCTATCACTTTCAATACATTGACTGAAGGATGTGCTTTTCTCCAGGCGTTAATATCTTCCTCAGTTATTCCTTCAAACCTTCGTGTTAGAGAATTGAATGTAATTGAGGGGGATTCGTCTTTGCTTTTTCTTTTTTTAGAATTTTTTTCTTTTAAGATATCTTCTTTGTTCTCCCTCACTGCTAAACTTGCTATGGAAGAGCCTCCGGTTTTTTCCGGATTCTGCCTCCGGTTTTTTCCGGATGCTGCCTCCTCAAATTTTTCCTGAGTAGTTTTCGTGCTTAGATATCTTGTCCTACCATCAAACCCGATAAGATAAACATATCCTAACTTTTTCAATCTGGAAATTGCTTCACTTATGGTTTTTTCTTTGGCATTGAAAAATTTTGCAAAATATTCATTAGAAGCATAACAGTGATTTTCCCCATCTAAGCTATCTATTTCTGCCCAAAGCAGTTTTTCAAAATAACTAAGTTTCGTATCAAGCCAAATTTCTTTGGGTATCCAAATGCCTTTAAAATCTCGGTGTAAATTGTCCATGAAAATTCCTTCGGTTTATACCTTGGAACCCTGAAAAACTCCCCTAACTCGACTTTTTTGTTGATTTAATTGGTCGATCTGTTATGATCTCGGACAGCTTATTATTTTCCGAGTTAGGGGGCCTTCCAGGGCCCCTCGGTTTTTTGTAGTAATCGCGAGACTATCTCACCTCAAAATTTAATTTCCACAAAATTCTTTTTCATATAGCATCAAGTTAGATGTTGATGATCTCCTCATCTAGGCTGTTGGCACCATGGTCTAAGCTTGGAAAGCGCTTTTATAGCTGCGACGACCCAAGTTCTGAATTTTTTGACTCCAGTTATAAATTCAGAGGTGCCTTTTTTAACCAAATTTTCTCCTGGCGCTGTTCTCCATAGCGCCTTTTGACTAAACACCGGGGAGTCCGATGACTCCCCTTCTTTTTTGGGCATAAAAAAACCGCTAACTTTTTTAGGGCTAGCGGGAAACCAAGGAGGTTTTTGTGAACTTTAGAGTAACTTCAAAATAATATTTCTACGTTTTTTCAGCTACCATATTTTGAAAGAGTCCATCTCTCTTTTGCGGGCTCTCGATATTTCTCTAAGTCCACAAGCTTAAGTTCTGGTATGACTTCATAATTGATCCGGCCTTTTGGGAAGGTTTGAGTAAGCTTCACTCCCCCACCTCTTGTATTACGACCGTTAGCAAGCTCGATTAAACGGTCTCTAATCGAGTCCCGCTTCTTTTTGAGGTCTTCATACTGCTCAAGCTCTTTATCAAGCATAATGAGCTCGTATGCAGCCTCATCCCAAAGCGAATCTTGCCTCTCGACATAATCCCAGCTTGTTAGATCTGGCGGCGTATAAGACACAAGACAATCCCAAAAAACCTTTTCTTTCTTGATCATCTCTGCAATATACTTGTCATCTCTTGCCACTTCTATGCTTGCAATCATATGTTCATCATCTGAATCTCCTACCATCATGGCTACAAGATAAGCTTTTTCAGCCCCAGATACTTCGAGTTGATGCTGTACCTGAGGATAATAAGTTGCGGGAATCTTCCCGGCTGAAACCTGCATGAAAGAGTTGCCGCTAACTTTGGCCTCAATGATGACTCTGCCATCGTAAGAAATCGCATCAAGCGTTGCCGACATAAATTCATGCTCTGCGTGGAACATAAGCTTTTGTCTTTCAAGCAATATCCCAAATTCATCTTCAGCCCATGCGATTACATTTTCTTCATAGGCTTTGCCTTTCTGCATGGCAAATGTCTCTGTTGTCTCGGTTTGATTGATCCTCTGCTGCCATAGCTTATAGGGAGTGTTTATCTCCCACTCCCTTGGAGCGCATCCCATGATTACAATCGCATCGCTTGAACCGATCTTTCTAGCCTTAAGCCACTCTTGTTTTTCCATTTGCTTTCTCCTTGTTTTGCGTCTCTAGCCAATTCATCACTGTAGCAAAGCTATCTTTAGGGATCTCATTCAACGCTTTCGCTGAGAACCTTTTCAGAATGATGTCTTTTGCTTCCGTATTGTCGCCAATTGACTTGATCAAAAGCTTGAGTTGATCATCGGAAATAGAAGCTTTACGATCCATTGTAGCTTCTGCATCATCATCTTCGCCTTCTGCACAAACCCCAACCATTGCAGCTAGCGCATATCTTTTTGCATATGTGATCGCCGAGCCCATGGATTGAGCATCGCGCTTTGCTAGCATCAGCGGATAATATCCTCGCTGCCATTCGCCCGATGAATGCAAAAGTGTTGTGACCAAAATGATCTCCCCATCTGATAGCATCGTTGAATGGGAGATAGAAAGTCCATTTTCAGTTAGAGATCTTCTGCAAGCTCTCCATACGCTGGTAAGATCTGCATAGTTAGACTTGAAGAAAGGATTCTTCGCGTCCTGTTTGGCCTCTTGCATTGTGCTTTGAGCTTTGGCAAGTGCTTCCGCTAGCTTGCCGATATTTTCACTCGAAATCTGCTGGTTCATCATATTCCTCCTTTAGGTTTTCTTCTTCTGGCTCATCATCTGGCCACATGTCTAATCGACTTAATCCAATCATTACTAATCTCCTGTAAAATATTTTGTTTACATTGGACTAGACTAAAGGTCAACCACGCGAAAGTTCTTTTTGGAAAATAGATTTGAGGCTATTCTTAAGAAACAACTCTTTTTTCATGTGGTTTTCCATTATAGACCCCTAGCTCTAACTAGGGGTTGTTTATTACAGTCGAGTATATGTCTACCTAGACATTTTATACAAGAAAAAAAAGTCGACCTAGACAAAAATTCTCTCTTTTTTTATTCTTTTCTCATGAAGACATCAGCCCAACTTATAGAAGAGTATCTCGTTAATTCCGGAATCACCAAAGTCCAGTTCTGCAAAGACTGTCATATTCATCGTTCCTCTTTGCACAAATACCTAAAAGGAGAACCGATTCATCCTCTAAAGGCTAGAGGAATAGAAAACGGGACCAACAAAAAATTAAAAGCTGAGGACCTTATAGGAAAAAATTTAATTGGAAATTAATTTGCTTCCGTCTATTTAAAAGATGAGGTGAATATGATTTCTCTAGATATATTTGGCGATCCAGTTCCTAAAAAACGAGCAAGAACATTTAATAACCGCGGAAAAATTGTTACGTGGGACTCTCAAGACAAAATTAAAGAAGGCTATAAATGGCAGATTCGCTCGCAATATCGCGAAGAACCTTTAGGCTGTCCTGTTGTTTTAGATGTTATCTTTCATATGCCAATCCCTAAATCTACATCTAAAGTTAAACAACGCGCTATGTTAAATGGGACCTACCATCACATGGTCAAGCCCGATATAGATAACCTTGAAAAATTCTTATATGATGTTTTGAACGAAGTGGTCATTAAAAACGACTCTCAGATTGTAGAGGTTCATGCTAAAAAAGTTTATTCCTCGAAGCCGGGCACTTATGTTAGGATATTTCCCGTTGAACAGGTTTGCCAACAACCGGATGAAAATGCGCACGATTTGCGAAACCATCGATGATGAAACTTATATCGACCTAATCTTAGAACCCAACGATGAACGCGAACTACGCGACCGATCAATCGAACCTGTACGTATATTTATTAACGGACAATTCTTTAACTTGTGGGTTAGAACTGCGACAGCCAGGGAACTTTATGGCGAACAAGACTGGACCGACGATGAGTAAAATTAAAAAAAAGACTTTGGCGTTTCTTCACAAACCAAGCAAATATTTGACGAAATTTCTTAACAAAATATATTAAAGAATTGAATATGAATAAACGACGTCTTTTTACCAAACATAGCAGCGTTTATCAGACGTTGTAGGAAAATTGACCTGAAAAAGGAGCAAAATGAACGAACAGCCAAAAAAAACATATACTATGGAAGACAATGTCAAGTCTCTCTATTTTCAGAACAAAGATATCTTAAAAGCTTTGCAAGAACTCAAGGAAATGATAGAGTCGCTCAAATCGGATAAACAACCCTTTTGAGAAACTATGCTTTTGACATTGATTTTTGCGCACCTAGTTGACATACACATCCCTACTTCTCATGACTTTGGCTTTGAATATGAGATGGAAAGAGAGAGAGCTAACCGAGAGGCAGAAGAAACCCTTGACGATCCCGATGCGTCGGATCAGGAAAGAGCCGACGCCTTGGATCAGCTTTTTGGCCCAACGGGAAATCACGCTTGAAAAGTTTTACAAACTGGCGCTTTTCCAAACAGATGCTCGTACATTAAAGCAAACGTATAAAAGGCCAGAACACCTAAAATACAGGCTAAAAGAATCTTAAAAAAAAACGATTTGAATAAACCTTTATTCAACTTTATCTCCTTTTGTGACCACGCGATTACTGATATCTCCAATTTTATCGAAGTACTTTTCCATAACCTGTTCTACATTTTCTTTAAACAAAGCCGCTTCAGCGACGATAACCATCGACATAATATGAGTTACAGCAACATGAGCTTCTTCCGGAAAACCCTCATGAATAAACTTTAAAACGAGCTGATGCAAATGATCATAACATTCTAGAATCTTTTCTTGATTAAGCTCGCTCATTTACTTTCATCCCAATTTATTGATTCATACTCTATTTCAATAGGCAAAATAGACTTAAGCAAACCCATGTGCTTTTGGCCATCTATACACGTTCGCCTAAAAATCTTAAGCAAACTCTTGCCAGCTTCATCTATTGGATAAAAAAGTGTTCGACCGTAAACTCGTTTGCACTTGAACTTAAACGTCATGTGGCGGCTCCGGCGTAAAATAAGGCATCCAATGAGTTACCTCTTCTTCTGGCCAATAATTCTCGATCGATCCATAAAACCAATCGCCACAATCTTGATCGTAACAACCATATATCACGAGCTTCGGTGGAATAAATATCCAGCACCATTGATCATGTTCGGGCTTTTTATCGGTTACTTTAATCCAACTCATTTTGTTTCTATCTTTTCTTTAATTAAATTAGCATCACAAATTAAAGCAATTAAAGTAGAAAGTTCTTTGATAAAATTTATATGATCAAGACCGTATTTGTCATTCGCCAAATCTAATACATCATTATAAAAATCATCGCGCCTATATTTCATTTTGATTCTCCATTTTTTCACTGTGTTTCACAGTTATGAGCTACATTATAGTCCACAAGAAAAATAAAAAAAGACTAAAAATTAATTTATTCCCGGGCATAAAAAAACCCCGTTCCCGGGGAAAATACTCGCCCAATCAAGGGCACTTTAATGTCGGATAGCGGATATGTTGCCGCTGAAGTCATTATAGCACGATCAGCAGTAAAAGCTAGACATAAAAATTATTTTAGTGGTAATGATTCAGAATAAAGGACTAAAATACTTGCTATGGTAGCGCATAAAGAGAACACTTACGCAAAAAAACTCACAACTGATGAATTAAAGAAAGAAGCTTTTGATTCTTATCTAGCCCATATAGCTAAAGGGAAATCCAAAAAGTCTTGGTGGTTTGATCATGAAGACATAACGATTACTTGGCAAACCATGGAAACATATATTAAAAACGAACCGCAAGTTTTCAACTCCTTAAAAATAGAACGCGCAAAATCAGCAGGTTATAACATTTGGGAACAAGTAGCTGAAGATAGTGCAAAAGGCATAAATAAAGACGCTAACACAGCTTCCTTGCAAATGGTCATGCGTAACAAATTCGGCTGGGACAAAGAGGATCAATCTCACAAAGATTCTAAAGCTACCCTCGTTGAGAAATTCCTAGATAAATTGGATAAGCTTGATGACTCAGATCAAGCTTAACAAAGACCTTGAGTGCCTTATCATTTGCTCCCTTCGTTATTGCCTACCTAGAAATTCTTACATGCCCGATCTAGTTGCTAGGTTTATCGAATCTAATTGGGATCAATTATCCGTTCCCACACAACAAACCATTCTAGCAGATATCGATGGTTTTTACGGTGAGAGTTTCGCTCATAAAGAGCCGTGGAATCGAATAATTGCTTTAAAAATAGATGACAAAAAATCTTCTACCATCTAAATCTTTGATAAAGCCTATAGCCCAAGGAGTTATGATATGGCCAAATTTAAGATTTCAATTCATTGCGGACAAGTAAACACATACACTGTTGAAGAACATGCTGACAAAGACATCGCCATGGATATTTGGAAAGATAAAATAGATAGATCTGAATGTAGCGATATGTTTCGCGTTGGTGACGTTCTGATTAATCCAAAGCAAATTACTTTCGTTGTTGTTGAGGAAGCCGTTGAACAGGGGGCAGAGCCAGCAGCGGGCACAACGGTTGATGTATGATAAGCGAATATAAAACTGAATACTGGCGAGGAGATAACTGGTATGGCGATCATTTGGTGTGGGCTGAAGAATCACCGTTTCCTGATTCTCAAGAAGATCCTCGAGTTCAATTCATTATTAGAGGAATTAAGGCAACGGTTCTAGAGTATATGCCTAAGCCTAATCGAATCGAAAATGAAACTATTGTTATGCGGCCACCTTTTAAAGATGGAAATTTAGGAATTAAAGGATCGATTGGTTGGAAGGCTCAACTTTTTTGGGAGCAAGTATGAACTTTTGGGGTTGGCTATTTAATCCACAAGTAATCAAGAAATCTTCTGATGAATATGAGAAAGAAATCAAAGAGCTTCAGGAAGAAATTGTTAAGCTCGAGAAAGAAGTCTGTCACTGGAAATCAATAGCATTAAACTTTAGAAAGTTCCACCAGTGAATCTATTTAGCCTTATCTGCCATGTGTAGATTAGGTTTGGGGTGCGGCTAATCCCCGCTACCCCCTTTAAACTATGAAGTTATTAGGCCCTACACAAATTAGAAACTATGAACAATGGACATTCAGAATCGGGATCTTTGCTTTTATATAAATTACGCACTCAGTTGGGATTACAGCAAAATGAATTATCGCCTATTGTGAAGATAAATCGCAATGCTCTATGTGATATGGAAAATAGGAAACGCCCAATTGGAGAATTAGCGGCTAGAAGACTGGCAGAGTTTTTTTCTGCAGCTGGTGTAGGAATATTTACTTGGAAAGACTTCTACCAACCATTAGATAAAAAATGAAACTGTTTAGCTCTAAGCAAATCAGATCCTTTAAAGAGTCCGATGCAAGGATCAACATTTGGGAAGGGGCTGTTCGTTCTGGAAAGACCTTTATTTCGCTTTGGCGGTTCATTAAAGAGCTTCAACAGGGTCCAGAGGGTGAATATGCTCTGATCTGCAGAACATATGATTCATTCAAGCGTAATACACTTCCCCAGCTTGTTGAGATGATTGGGGGCGATGTTAGACATTATTCAGGCAAGAGGGAGATGCATGTATACGGTAAAGTGGTTCACATTGTTGGTGCTGATGATGAGCGTGCTGAGTCTAAAATTCGGGGCCCTACTTTTGCTGGTGCATATGTGGACGAAGCTACCATTATCCCAGAGTCTGTGTTTAAGATGCTTATCTCTCGTTGCGCTATGGGAGGTGCTAAGATATTTGCCACCACGAATCCGGATTCACCGTACCATTGGCTCAAAAAAGATTTCCTAGAAAACAACCCTGATGTAAGATCGTGGGCTTTTAAACTGGATGATAACCCGCAACTTACCGATGAAGAGAAAGCCTACCTTTGTAGACAATATCGAGGCCTTTGGTTTCAGCGTTTTATTGAAGGAAAATGGGTACAAGCCGAGGGTGCAATTTATGACTTTTTTGACCCCAAACTACACGTTATCGACTTTGCTCCACACACTGCTAAGTACTACGTGGTTGGTGTTGATTACGGTACTACTAACCCCTGTGCTTTTACTCTTCTCGGTGTTAATCGTGATAAGCACCCTAACATATGGGTTGAAGCTGAGTATTATTACGATTCTAAAGTGCATCAGCGGCAAAAGACAGACTCTGAATATGCGTCAGATCTTGCTCGATTCGTTCAAGACAAAGGTGTGAAGGCTATATATATTGATCCTAGTGCGGCGTCTTTCAAAGTCGAATGCCAAAAGCAAGGGATTGCTAATCTGTATGAGGCCGAGAATGAGGTGATTGATGGGATAAGAAAGGTCGGGGATCTGTTAAATAACGGAACACTAAAGATTTGTGGAAGATGCACTAACTTGATTAAAGAGTTTCAGTCTTATGTTTGGGATTCAAAATCTTTATTGACAGGAATAGATAAACCGCTTAAAGTCAATGACCATGCACTTGACTCTTTGCGTTATGCTGTCTATAGCCATTTATTTGCTAAGGACTCAAAAGGAATGACCGCCCAAGAATACGACCGGATGCGGGCTGAAGCCTTTGGGATGCTGTCAAACATGCCCGACTGGGCTATTGATCCTCGGGATTATGGGCCTGCGCCGAACCTGGTTTTCTAGAACTTCTTCCAACTACCCATTCGCTCATACATTTTAAACAACAGAAATGAAAGTTTTGATTGAAATTCGGATTTTCTTCGCAGGACATTTTAATGCAGCAAGTTGAATAATTAAACTCTTCAAAGCATTGGTCGCAAATCATTTCGTTTCTTTTGTTTTTGGGCTGAATATTTGTTTGATTTCATTCGGCATAGGAGATCCCCACAACTTCTTCAAATCTTCAATACCCAAATTCATATAGCAGGCCCCACACATAAACTTGCCGGTTTTGTCGCGGCTATCTTTATATAGACGTCCGCATTCGCATAGCTCAGGAGTTACTGTTACAGTTAAAGGTTTCTGATTTAAGTCTTTTTCAGTCATTGTTACTTCTCCTGTGCCGCAACAAATCGCTGTTTTGTCAGTTTGTTGCGGAAAAGGGCTTCAACAAATTGGGTGTTAGTGATATATGCTTCTTGTTTATAGTTAGGATCGTAGTAAACATTCGTTCCATTTTCCATGGCTATTAGGATTATTTCTTTTCTAGTTTCGTCGCACATTTATCGCAAAGGGTTGATATCCATCTACCCTCGCGCAATTTACCAGCTTCCCCACAAATTTCGCAAATGGTATGGCTTTGTTTTTCTGCTAGGCGAATAAGTTCGCTCATCGCATCTGTTTCAGTGTCCATGTAATACCGAAGCGTGCCGTATTTTTCTTTGACTTGAGAAGCTCGGCAAGAGCATTCATCTATAAGAATCAATTGGTTAAGTTTATCGGAAAGATCTTTTATGAGTTCAAACCACCCGTCCCCGCATTCGAAATATTTGCAATATTCATAAAGTGGCTGAAAGGTTTCGATTAAGAATTCAGTATGTTTCTCATTCATTTTGTTCTTTTATCCACTTAATATATTCATCGTAGTTGCCGAAAGCTAAAAAAACCTCACCGTTTAGTCCCCGATAAACCGTATAGGGCTTTCTTTCCTCTGCGTCTAGCCAAACATTATATAGGCAAGTACAATTAGTTGCGTGCTCACCACATTTATCGCATTCACCAGACAATTATTTCTCCTTAATCCTCAGCCTCTTCGACGTGCATTAATGGAAAAATATTTAAAGCTTCGGATATTGCGTCATCTTCATTATCATAGCAAGGAATCAATAAATATTGCTCCCCTCCTTTAAGTTCGGCGACGATAAACCATTTCTCTAGTCCATATATTTTATTAGAATTATCTTTTATACTTTCATTAAGAAGTTTTACATGCAACATTTTAATTAATGAAACATTTAATAGAGAAATTGAATTATTAGTTTTAAATGGATAGACCTCAATAAATTGTGGCATTATCCTGCCTTCTCCTTTGCATATTGAAGCTCCTTAAGTTTCTGTTCCAATTCGGCTACTCGCTGAAACACTCCCCTTCTCACAGCCTCAGATGATTCCTTTACCTTTCTCAGCTCTTTTAGTATTAGTATTAACTGATTATCCTCAAAAAGATCTAGTTGTATCATTTTTTTTACCCCCGATGTCGAATTATCTTAGCCGAAAGATTTATTTTTTGAAAAGAAAAAGGAAAAAGGCTAGTGTAAAGAAAATATTTGATATGGCCAAAAAAGCATGACCCTATTTCCCCACCAAAGCAGTTGCAAGTTGCGTAGTAATATGATAAAATACTTCCGAAATTCAAACAAAGGTGAATTATGGAAGACAAAAAGAAATTTATCATTTACAAAGGACGCAAATATTATCACAATAAAGGATATTACATTTATTCCGAGCGACTACACCGACGGATGTGGGAAGATGTGTATGGTCCAATCCCCGAGGATCATCATATCCATCATAAAAATGGTGATAGCACAGACAATCGCATTGAGAATTTGGAATGCATCCATAAAATTGACCACCACCTTATGCATTTTGATCGAGAGAAGCAATTGGGTATTTTGCATTCTAAAGAAATTCAGGAAAAAGCTCACCAATGGCAAAAAACTAATGATGGAAAAGAAAAGCTATCTAGGGCATCTAAAGCTAATTGGGTGGTTCGCGAGCCAATTGAAAGGACGTGTACAGTATGCTTTATAAAATTTCATACCAAGAACTTTACGGGTACAAAATACTGTTCCCAAAAATGTCGAACCAAGGCTGGTTATTTGGCAAGGATTGTCGAATTAAAATGCGAAATTTGTGGTGCAACCTTTCGCGCCGAAAAGGGAAAAGCCAAAACTTGTTCTCCAAAATGTGCTGGCGCATTATCTTCTCGCACAAAGAAAGGAGTTGTAAGTGACTCTATTCCCGCAACTTACCGATAGCTACTATGTAGACAACGATAATAATATTTTGAAACGAATGGACTATACGTATGCTAAAAATATTACTATTAATCAGAGTTTTTGGTCGGAGGCCGATATAGATTCAAGATTTCACGCAGGCGATCAGACTCTTTGGAACGATATTTATGGAAATGTTCCAGCTTTTCGTCGTCGCCAGTTTAACTTCAACCGTATCCGTCGCGTTATCAATATGATAGATGGTTATCAGCGCGAGCATCGCAAATCGATCATTTGCCAGCCAATAGAAAATAGCAGCCAACATACAGCCGATCAATTCTCTAAATGCCTGTTTTATACAGATCGCACTGCGAATCTAGGGCATATCGTATCCGATGCCTTTAAAGGAGCTTTAGTTGGCGGAATGAACCTTCTTTCCGTATGGATGGATTATCGCAGCGATCCTGTGAACGGTGATATAAAGGTTGACAATGTAGCATACAACGGTTATTTGATAGATCCTTACTTCAAAAAAATGGACTTGTCAGATTGCAATGATATCTGGACAAGGAAGTATCTTTCTCGTGACCAGGTTGTTGCACTACTTCCCGGGCGAGAAGATGAAATAATGAACTTCAAAGGCTGGGGAAACCGCGATGGAAAATTTCAATTTTTACCGGAAAGCTACAACTACGGCATGCAAGATCTTCTCATCTATGATGAATTCTGGTACTTGGACTCGAGAATGCAGAAAATGCTCGTTGACACTCAGACGGGTGAGACGCTTGAGTGGAAGGGAAACGATGAAGATCTCAGGGAATATCTCCGAATGTTTCCTCAGATTACTGTTATTGATCATCGTATACCGAGTGTCAAGCTTGCCATCACCGTTCAAGGGAAGGTAATGTATCATGGCCCCAATCCTCTTGGCATCGATGAATATCCTTTTCTGCCTGTGTGGGGCTACTATGAACCACAGATCCCTTATTTTCCTTGGCGTGTCCAAGGTGTGGTCCGTGGGCTTCGTGATGCTCAGTATTTATATAATCGCCGAAAAATTATTGAGCTTGATATATTAGAGTCTCAAATAAATTCTGGTATCATATTCAAAGAGAATGCTTTAGTTAATCCTAAAGATGCGTTCTTGCAGGGTCAGGGAAGAAGCTTAGCGCTTAAGGCCGATGCTCAAATCACAGATGTTCAACAGATTCCGGCTCCACAAATTCCTCCTTCGATGATTCAGCTATCAGAACTCCTTGGAAAAGAGATTCAGGAGATCTCAGGCGTTAATGAAGAATTACTCGGTTCAGCCCAAGATGATAAAGCGGGGATTCTCTCTATGCTACGGCAGGGTGCTGGGCTAACCACCCTGCGCGTACTTTTTGATAACCTGGATTTCGCTCAAAAGCATCTTGGCAATCTATGTATTAGGTTAATGCAGCAGAACTGGACGCCAGGTAAAGTACAAAGAATTATTCAAGAGCAGCCGTCGGAAGAATTCTATAATAGGGCTTTTGGTAAATACGATGCAGTGGTTGAAGATGGTCTAAATACTACTACTCAACGACAAATGCAGATGCAGCAGCTTCTTTATATGAGAGAACTTGGGGTTCCGGTACCAACTGAGCTACTTATCCAAAACTCAACTTTACAAAACAAACAGGAGCTTATCGATGCAATCGGTCAGAGCGAACAACAGCAGCAGCAGCAAGCGCAGCAGCAGCAACAAGTCCAACTTGAAGTCCTTAAAGCCCAAATCGAAGACCTCAAGTCAAGGGCAATGGCAAACGAAGGGCTCGGTTTCGAAAGAGCGTCCAGAGTCCAAGAAAACCAGGCTCTCGCGGTGGAACGCATTGCCGCGGCACAAAAGGATCGCGATCTTGGCACACTTGACCGTGTCAGAGCTGCTAAAGAGCTTCAAGGAATTGACTTGGATCAACTCGCTCAAACCATCGAAATCCTTAAAAGCCTCCAAGAAGAAGCAAGAGACGAAGGTACAGAAGCAGCCCAAGAAGCTCTCCAACCAAAGAAAAAGATCGTATAAATAAAATAATTTTTACCATATTTACCAAATGTAGTATGGTGTGAAAAAAAACCACAAAGGAGACATATATGTCTAAAGCAAGAATTGAAGGCCATGAACCATCTATCGGACGTAGAGACTATGCCGGTATGCCAAAAGATGTTTACATGGAAGAATACCCAAAATCTACACGTCTTACAGAAAACGAGAATATCGATGACACAATGAGCGAAATTGATGATGTTGATATGCGCGCTGAAGGAAAGAGACGAAGATATCTTTCTAACCAACATTAATTGGGGGATATGTGGCTAAAAAATACACTAAATCTCTTAACGATGAGTTAAGTAAGAAAAATGGTGATAAAGCCCCGGATCAACTTAAATTAAGAGGTGAAACTCTTAGAAAAAAAGGTCCGAACGCAAATTATAACTTTGCAGTTCAGCAGGAGCCGATCACGCGAATGGGTGATAAGGATTATGCAAATTTGCCAAATCGACCTATGTACTTAAGATTTGATAATCGCGACAGTTACAGAGACGGTATTATCAATAGTTTTACATGCGGACTCACCGAAGTATCTGACATTCATGAAAATGAAGCTACTCAAAGGTATATGGATGGTAATGCTACGTCAGAGCGGTAAGGCTTATAAAATTGCTAAGGCAATCTTGGCCAATAAGGGTGTAAAGGTTGCTAAACCGAAAGCGAACATCAAAAAGCCCTTAACTGGGCCTTTCCTTTATCATTGATCATTTTCGTGATGTCATGCAAAAGGATGAAATTGAGAGGTTTATATGGCACATAGAATGCCTGCTAAAGAAAGAAAGTATTCGGTGAAGGCCGAAAAGAAAATAAAGAAAGTAATGAAAGAAATGGATGAAGGAAAGCTTCATAGCGGATCCAAAAAGGGTCCGATCGTTACGAATCCCAAACAAGGTATTGCGATCGCTATATCAGAAGCCCGTAAAAAAGGGCTTAAAGTCGGAGGCAAAAGAAAATAATGGCCGAGAAATGGATTCAAAAAGCGATAAAACATAAAGGCGCGCTTCATAAAGAGTTAGGCGTTCCAGAAGGCAAAAAAATACCTGCTAAAATGCTCGCCAAAGCTGCCAAAAAAGGTGGTGTTGAAGGTAAAAGAGCACGACTAGCTGAAACCCTTAAAAAATTGCCACGCCATCATGGCCCTAGGAGTAAATAATGGACAAGAAAATCAAAGCAGTAAAAAAGAAAATGGACAAATCCATGGATAAGCTTGTAAAAGCCGACGTTAAACGGGACAAGGCCTGCGAGATGGGCATGAAAAAAGGAAAAAAGAAGTGAAGTTGAAAACTGCATGTTTTGTCATTTTGCCATTAATTTTTTTTGGTTGTGGCGCATATTTTCATATCACAAAGCCTAAAGAAACTGTTGATTTCCAAAAGTTTCCTGAAAACTGCACCGAACTTCAACAGCAAATAGATAATTTTCATGGACCCAAAAGATAAGCGGTATTCGTACGATCGATTCAACATGAAAGGCGCCCGTGTGGGCCAAGCTGTTTATGATATTTTATCGGCCAAAGAGCAAACGACAACGGTAGAGGAAATCATAGATGAGTACGCTCACAGCTTTGTTAAAGAACTTGAAGACACGATTAAATCGAATGAGCATAAATATCAAAAGACTTTTTACGTATTTGTCCTCAGTAATAAAGAAATGTGGGCGCTTAATGTTGTCCGCAATTGGTTCGTCGCAAGGGCCACCGCCCCCGATGCTCTAGATATGGTAGCTCAATACCCCAATCACTCGAAGATTCTATATGCTGTCGACAAAGACACAAATGAAGTTAGCCTGAAATGGACAATTCCAGGAATCCAGGATTGCGTGAGCATTATGAATCACCCTCAACTGTATGATCCTCAACTATGTAAGTGGATCGATGAATGTTTCAAAGGAAAATTAAAATAAACTGGGAGCCACTTAGCCCCCAGAACCCCTACCGTTAAGGTTTTTTTTGGGCAAACTAGCATCTAATTTATGATCCTGTAACCAAATTAAATGATCTAGTAGGCTGTTTGTTCTTTCTAAAGTATTAATCAAATGTGCTAATTGTTGATGCATTTCGCTTAAAAAGTAGTTCGACTGTCTTTGTTCAAGAGGGATCGAAACATAGTCATTTAAGCTAGTTAAAATTCCTTCAACAGTATATTCTATTCTTTCCAAATATTCGGCGGTTTGATCAATTTTCCCATTTAAATTTGGCCGCTCGATACTTGAATTCTCTGCAAAAATAGAACTTATTGCTAAAAGTCCAATTAACACCTTTTTCATTTCTACCTCAGAAAGTAAATGCTACGGCTGTTTTAAAGCCAAATTCTTTATAACAATCTTTAATTGTTTGAGCATAAAACCCACCAATCTCAATAGGCTTGCTCAAAAATGTAGGGAAACGGAAATTCAAGTTCAGCTTTGCTCCTGATGGAGAATAATAATTCTTTCCCCAAAATTCGTCTCCTTTATGAAGGATGCAGCTAGTTGAAAGGTCTTTAAAATAAGTAACATTGACGTCCATAACAACAAGATCTTTTAGATTGTAAATAGCTCCAATGCCCCCGTTAAAAGCCGAACGGTAAATTTGGAATGTCTGATCGTTTGCATCTGTAGAAAAGTGAGAGGTATTTGAAATTCCCAGAACTGGATAATAGTCAAGGTTTTCTGTTGCGTTTATAAGATATTTTACTCCCCAATCAGCAATGAAATAGGTTTTGTCTTTGTAAATTGAATATCCAATAAATGAATTGAAATTAACACCGCTAGATCTTACATAGTTATATTCTAATCCACCAATAATTTTGGAATAGGTGAAGTTGTTTTCTTTGTGCTTAAGCCACCTATAGTTAGGTGTTATTTCGTGATGAGAAATAATCGATTCAGGAAGCTTTAATTCTTCTTGTGGTTCTTCGGAGGCAAAGGCAGCCGAACTTAAAAGCAATGTATATAAATATTTCTTCATATGGTTCTCCTTTTTTGAAGACAACCAAATATTAAACGGAACCTCCAAATTTCTGCACATACTAAAATATTTTTTGACACGATAATGCGCCCGTGTTATCAAGTAAATAATTTAGTTGTCTTCGTATGCGTCGTAAACGCGACAACGTCTTAGGCGTAAAAGGGACTCGCCAGCCCAAAGGAAATGTAATGTCAGAAGATGAAAATCAGAGCGTAGAGGCAGAAGTGCCGGAGGCAGTCGCTCCGCCAGAAGAATCTACTGATGCGCAGCAGCCACAAGAAACCCATGAAGAGCGTCGCGCGCGTAACGATGCTGAATACAATTGGGCCGAAATGAGGCGGCAAATGCGTGAAAAGGATCGCCAGATCGAGGAATTACAAGGTCAGTATCAGAAAATCAACCAAAAAGCTGCTCCTCAAGAGGATGACGAGCTCAATCGACTAGCAGAGGACGATATCCTTACTGTAGCACAAGCCAAGAAGCTTGCGACTAAATTAGCTAGACAAACGGCTGAAGCTCTAATCAAAGAAAAAGAAGCTTCTACTGTTGATGAGAGATTGAACTACAAATACCCCGATTTTAAATCCGTTGTTACACGAGAAAACATTGAAATATTGAAAGAAACAAAGCCCCAATTAGCAAAGTCCTTACTTAAATTTGCTGATGATCCATATGAGCAATCTGAGCTGGCTTATGAGTACATAAAAGCATACGTACCACAAAAAGAGGATTCTATGACCAAGGAAAAGAAAAAAGCTGAGGAAAATAGTAAAAAACCTCTTTCGGTTCAGGCGGTTGGTAAAACAAGCGCTATTGGCCAAGCCCATCAGTTTGAAAATGGATTAACTCCAGAGCTGAAAGCTCAGCTTTGGAAGGAAATGCAAGACTTAAGGAAAAGAGCTTAAAGGGCTAAAAGATAGGAAACAACTATGTCAATCACTACGACAAGTACGCTTCCGGCTCCAGTACAGCAGTCTTTTTCATTTAAGCTGCTCTCTGTGCCTGTTCCGTACATGATTCACAAGATTCCTGCGGATCTGAAAGCAATGCCAAGAAATGGCGGTACGACTCTGAGAATGAGACGTTACAATCCTTTGGCAACTGCTCCAGCTCCTTTAGGAAATAGTGGAGTTACTCCTCCACCACAAAACTTAACAGCGATCAATATCGATGCTAAGATGGATTTCTATGGTACTTATGTTCTTCTTAATGAACAAGTAACATTGCAAAACCAAGACCCTGTGCTGAATGAAGCTGCTCAGCGTCTCGGCGTTTCTCTTCGTCAAACTGAAGATCAGTTGATGAGAGATATGCTTCAGTCTACTGCTTCTTTCATTAACTGCGTCGGCGGTACAGATGGTGATAACCCAACTGAAATTACACGCTCTGACGTTGATACAGTTGTTAGAACACTTAGAGGCAACAACGCCTATTCGTTCCTAACAGGTATCGAAGGTGAAAATAGATTTGGTACTGCTCCTGTACGAGATGCGTACTTTGGACTAGGTCATACAGATCTGATTGGTCAGCTAGACAACGTTGCTGGATTTATCCAAAAATGGAACTATCCTAACCAACAATCAACACTCGATCCAGAGTGGGGTACTGTTGCTAACGTTAGATTCCTGCTCTCTAGCATCGGATCTATTACTCCTAATGCTTCTATGCTCGGAAACAACGTCTACAACATCTTTGTTGCTGGTCGTGAAGCTTTCGCAGCTATTGAGCAAGATGGATACAGCGCTCAGTTTATCTATCGTCCGCCAATTTATGACGGGCCACTCGCTCTGAACGCATCAGTTGGTTATAAATTCGCGGAAGTGCCACGAATTCTGAATGACCAATGGGTATTTAACCTACGTTGCACATTAGCATAAGGAGATAAACATGAGTTCGCCAATTAATGCTATATTAACAGGTACATATACTACAGCGGCTACACCCGTTGCGATCAATCTAAGTATTCCTTCTGAGTACACAAAGATTACAGTTTACAACATCACAGATATGGGCTCGACAGCTGCCAATACCAATATCATGCAAGCTTATGCTACATCTAGCATGGCTGCTGGTTCTGGTATTTATGTTCCAAAGACAAACGGTGCTGCTACACTTGGCACTCCCGTTCACTTAGCTGCAAATGCGGGTGGATTTACATTTGTCCAAGACAGCGCTTCTAGCAATTTGGGTGCAGCTCTGACAGTTACATCAACTACCAACGCTGCTCCTCCTGTTGTTTCCCTAGCATCTACTGCTGGTCTAAACACAGGCGACGTTGTTCGTTATGTAAACTCAGCAGGGCAGCTCAATATTTCTGGAATGGATTTTACTATTGGTACAGTTGTTGCCAATACTAGCTTCCCACTTCAGTATATGGGTGCACCAGGTGGGGCTGGAACAGGTGGATCAGTAAGAAGAGTTCCTTATGATCCTCGTTTCTACCCTCCATATCGTTTCATTACAGCAATTACTCAAGCTACAAGCGCAGTAATTACACTTTCTGTAACTCACCAATATACAGTGGGTCAGGAAGTTAGAATTATTGTTCCTTCTGCTTTTGGAATGACTGAAATGAATAACCAACTGGGAATTATCACAGCTATAAATACAACTAATAATACTATTACTGTAAATATTGATAGCTCTGGTTTCACAGCGTTTGCTTTCCCTTCATCGGCTACAGCCGCTCTTGGTGTAAGTTTTGCGCTAGTAGTTCCTGTTGGTGAAGGTGCGGTAAACAGCACATCACAGCCATATGGAAATCTGCTTGACGATGCTACCCGTAATACTTCTTTCAATGGAGTCATTATTGGTACAGCTGTTCAAACAGCTTCTAAACTTTATCAATGGGTTGCCGAAAGAGGCATTTCATTGTAAGTCATTAAGGATTGGGAATACCCGGTCGGTGACGCTGGGGGAGGAAACTCCCCCTTTTTATTAAAACCCAAGGATCGTTATGAAAAATTTAAATATCGCTGAATCGGTAATAACCGAAAAGCCCCCTATGCATAAAGAAGATAAACACGAAAGTAACAAAGATCGTCTTCTTAGATTCGTTGAAGAAGAATCTAAAATGGTTAAGGGTAGATTCAAATGTTATGAAACACCCGGTTCTCGCCAGAGAATTCAGCAGCGAAAATATAAAGAACTGCCCATGTTTGATAAATGGATGACAGACGGAGAAGTTTATGAAGTTCCTCTTTGGGTTGCTCGCTGGCTTAACGGTATTGATGTTACTGCTC